TTATCCCCGAATCTCCACCACTACGCCGCCGGTGAGGACGGCGCTCCGTTCCGCGGTTCCCCGCCGGACGTCGTCGCCGGTGACCTCCAGCATGGCGCCGCCGTGGAGCGCCGCCCGCCGGGCGGCCTCCAGCGCCGCGCCGGGCACCACCGTCACCTCCAGATGGGCGGGCTTCAGCCGCTCCACCGCCCGCTCCAGCCGGGCGGTGTCCGCCGGAAAGCCGCCCCGGTTCACGGCGGCCGCCGTGACCTGCCAATGGGGGAAGTCCTCCTCCACCTGGCCCCGGTCGGCGCCGCCCAGGGTGACGCACAGCTCCGCCAAAAGGGCGGGGGTCAGGGTGCGGCCCCCGGCCATGGCCTCCAGAACGGCGGCACGGCGGTCCTCCAAAGCGGCCCCCTCCCGGACGGGCAGGCCGTAGTCCCGCTCCCACAGGGACAGGCCGTCGCCGGCGGCGGCCACGCACAGCTGCTTGTTTCTCTCCGCCACGGCCTCCGCCATGGCGCTCTCCCCCTGCTCCAGGGCCTTCAGGGTCTCCCGGATGGGGGAAACCTCCGTCACAAATTCCGGCAGCCTCACAGGCCCACCTCCGTCAGGGTCACCGTGCCCGCCACGGGCGCCTCCCCGCTCCCCAGGGTCAGGCTGTCCCCGGAGCCGTTCATGGTGAAGCCGGCCACGTCCGCCACGCCCTCACAGTCCAGCAGCAGCCGCAGCACCTTGCCGTGGCTGACGGTATTCGTCCGCAGGGCGGCGTCCCGGCAGAAGTCCTCCAGCGCCCGGAAAAAGGCCGTCCGGACGGCCTCCAGGTCGCCGCCGTCCATCAGGGTGACGGAGGCGGTCACGTCCACCGCCGTCTCCACGGCGGCGAGGACCCGGGCGTCGGCCCCCACGGGCCGCTCCTGATCCACGATCTCCTGGGCCTCATCGATGACGCTTTGGGCGGGGGCCTTTCCGTCCAGCCCCACCGCCACGATGTCCACGGTGCCGTTTCCCCGTGCCAGGGGCAGCACCCGCACCCGCAGGATGTCCTCCGCCCGGCCGCACCAGGCGGCGTAGTCGCCGGCGTTGCCGGAGGCGGGGGCGACGGCCAGAGCCGCCAGGGTGCGTTCCCGCAGCTCCTCGTCCGTCTCCCCCTCCCGGCGGTTCACGCCCCGGTCGGCGCACACGGCGGTGAGCCAGTCCCCCACGGCGGTGGACACGAAGGCCCGGCGCTCCAGGCCGTCGATGTCCATGCTCCACAGCTGTGCCATGCCGTCGGCGCAGGCCCGGAGCACGTCCCCGGCGAAGGTGCCCTCCTCCGCGCTGCCGGGGCCGGTATAGGCGGCTGAGAGCAGCCGCAGCAGTTCTTCTTTCGTCATGTGATTAAAACCTCCGTTGTCTGGGTAAACTTCTCATAGACGGTGTGGACGGTGAACCGGGCCTCCACCCGGCTGCCGGTCTTGGTAAAGGAGAACCCGTCCACCTCCCGGATGTAGGGGGACGCCAGCAGGGCGTCCCGTACATACTGCCGCGCCTGACTCTCCAGAATCCCCTGATCCACGCAGCCCCCCAGCAGCGCCGCCAGCTCGTTGCCGTAGTCCGGGGACCAGGCGGTGTAGCGGAACCGCTCGCTCTCGGGCCGCAGAGCCCTTGTCACCCAAATTTTCAGCGCCTCGTCGCCGCTGACCAGGTACGGCTCCCCGTCCCGCAGGGCGAAGGCCTTTCCGTCCCAGTCCACGGCCCACTCCTGAAACAGGGGCAGCGCCGCCTCCGGGGCGGTTTCGGGGGTCTCCCCCCAGTCGGGAAAGATCATGCCGTTTCACCTCCCACAAAGCCTAAGATCCAAAAGCCCTCCTCACAGGGCAGCAGAGCCACTCCCCGGCCCACGTCCTCCTGCCGGAACACGGTGCCGGAGGGGTAAAACAGCCCCTCGGTCAGGGCCGTGCCCCGGAGGGCGACGGTGAGGGGCGAGATGGCCGCCACCGTGCCGAACAGGCCCATTGGGGCGTCCTGCCCCACCGGCCGCAGCAGCTCCCAAAGCTCGCTGTAAACGTTCATGCCTGTATCGCCTCCAAGCTGAGAGATGTGGTGAACAGCCCCCGCTCCCAGCGGTGCTCATGGGCGGTGACGGTGTAAAGCCCCTCCAGCCCCCACTGGGGCCGGTGAACCTCCACCGTGCCGCCGCACCGCCAGGCCAAATTCCCCAGCAGCGTCACCCGGGCGGACAGCACCCGGCCTTGCAGGGCGGCTTTCGCCTGCTCCGCCGGGTCGCCGTCCTTGCCGAGGACCTGCTGGAACCGGCCGTAGGCGGCGATCTCCCCGGCATTTTCGGCGCCGGCAAGACGGTTTCCGTTCCGCCCCACCACCACGGCCCGGTTCACCATCTCCCGCACCGACGCCCGGCTGGTGACCTCCAACATGTCCTGGACGGGCAGGGCGTACACGGTGGAATCCCGCTTCGTGACGGTCAGCGCCCCGTCCCGGATGGCGATCTCCCGCCCCTCCCCCACGGCCTTGCGCAGGATGGCAAAGGCGGACATGCCCGCCCCGGTGACGATGGTGCGCCGGAGGCCGTCGTCCTCCACGGTGCCCAGGGGGATGCCCAGCTCCCCGGCGATCTTCGCCGCAATGGTTTTCCCCGTCCCGGAATAGACCCCGTACAGCTCGTTCCTTGTCAGGTAAATTCCCCGGTCACAGGCTGTCAGGGTCACGGCTGACCGGGTGCGGTCCAGCTCCTGGACGCTGCCAAGGAACACCTCTTGCCCCCCGTCGTCCAGCAGCCGCACCGGGTCCCCCACCGCCACGGACAGCTGCAAAAAGTAGGTGTCCGCCGGGGCGGTCAGCACCGTGGCGGTGAGGGTTGCCGCCGCCTCGGTGCGGCTCTTGCCCAGCCCCACGGCTTCCAGGGCGGGCAGGGCCATCTGTTGTCCGATATACAGCTTCACAGCGTCAGCACCTTCCCGATCTGCAATTTCCGGGGGTCCGTCACGCCGTTTTTGGCGGCGATGGTTCCCCATTTCGTCCCGTCGCCGTAAAAGCGGCAGGCGATGTCCCACAGGGTGTCCCCCTGCTTGACGGTGTAGGTCGCAGGCGTGACCCGCTCGTCCGTCCGCTTTTGAACGGCGGCGCTCCCCCCGGCCAGGGCCGCCAGGGCCGACTTGAATTTATACTCCCGCAGGGTCAAAGTCAGCCCCACGTCCCGGTCGCCCTCCGCCAGGGTCTCGGACACGTCCTCGATGAGGAAGGCGTCGTTGATGTCGCTGCCGGAGATGATGAGCCGCACCGGGTCGCCGGAGTCCTGCCAGCTCTTGAGCATGGCGAGAACGGTCTCCGGCTCCTGCCCCGTGTAAAAGGGCGAGGCGGCGTCCGGCAGAAAGGTCTCCAGTTTGACCTCCCGCAGTCCCCGTCCGCCCCAGATGTTCACCGAGCCGCCCATGGCCAGGCTCCGCACCCGGTTTTCGTTGGGCCGGGTGACGGTGAGCCGGGCGGGATTGACTGTAAAGTAGATACGCTCTTCACCGTTGTTGTGCCAAAGTAAAACGGTTCTGGTGTTCATGAAAGCCCCCTATCTCACCGCCGCCGCCCGCCGGAGGCCCTCCAGCAGCCGTTCCGCCACCCGCTCCGCCAATTCCGACGTGATTTCGTGCGGCGGTTCCCGGCGGTTTTCGTCAAATTCCGATGTGGTTTCGTGCAGTCCCTCCCGGAATTCCGACTCGGTTTCGTGCGTCATCTGCCGCCCGTTTCCCGGGAATTCCGACCTGATTTCGTGCAGTCCCTCCCGGAATTCCGACTCGGTTTCGTGCGTCGCATCGGGGAATTCCGACGTAGTTTCGTGCAAAGCCCCGGCGGCTTTCGGCGGAACTTCCGACTCGATTTCGTGCACCCTCTCCGGGAATTCCGACTCGATTTCGTGCGAATCCTCCGAAGCTTCCGCCCCGGTTTCCCGCGCTCCCGCCCGGGCCCCGGACAGCTTCAAAGGTGACATAAAATCGCCATTTTTCCCGGACAACGCAAGATTTTGTGGTTCAAAATTGGAACCAGCCCCCATGCTTGGTGTTACCTGGGGCGGGGCGGCTCTTTCAAAAAACTCACGTGAGACTTGTCCATCCGCCGGAGCGCCCTCCGGGAACTGCACGATTCCCGGTCGGATTTCGGAGAATTGGTTCCCGGGTTTCTGCACGTCCCCAAGTCGGTTTTCTCCCTGTGTCAACAGTTCCGGCCCGGAGCTGTCCGGCTCCTGCACGGAGCCAAGTCGGATTTCTGAGAAATCCTTCCCGGATTCCTGCACGGACACAAGTCGGTTTTCACCGCTGTCCGCGCCGTCCCATGACACGCCGCTCAGCTCCAGAATTGTCCGTGCCGCCGCCAGGGCCTCGCCATCGGACACAAACTGGGTCACCTCGCCGGGGGTGAACAGCCGCCGCTCCCGGCGCAGGGTCTCCCCGGCGGCCTGCAATTCCCGGCAGGCGGCGTAGAGCAGGGCCCGGCCGCCATCGGCCATCCCCAGGGCGGCGCACTCCCGGGGGGACAGGGCCTCCACGGTCACGGCGCCCAGCTCGCCGCAGTCCACCTGGGCGGTGCGGCCCCTGCGGGAGACCCGCTCCCGCAGGGTGTCCGCCAGGGCCATCAGTCAGCGGCCTGGATGCGGTCCAGGCACACCAGGTCGGAGGGGCGGAAGGTGAAGGGCAGCTTCTGCTGATTGACCTCGCCCATCTTGTAGTTCATAAAGGGCAGCTCGGTGAAGGCCACGTTGTCCACGCTGTACCGCTCCTCGGCGCCGTCAGCGGCGTCAGGGTCCTTCAGGGCGGTGGTGATGGTGCAGCGCTTGTCAATGCCCCGCTTGGCCTGCTCCAGCACCTCGAAAAAGCGGGTGTAGACCTGCTTCAGGGTCATGGTGCCCTGGCCGGAGTAGCCGGTGATCTTGCTGTCCACGTCCATGCCCAGCTGGACCTTTTCCCGCTGGACCTTGACGGTCAGGGTCAGCTCGGACAGCTCCGCGATGCGGGCGCCGTCCACCCAGACCTCGGCAAAGGAGCCGGACAGGGTCCTGTTTGCCTGCAAATTAGCCATAAATTCCTCCTAATTACATCGAAATGACCAGCGACAGATCCTCCATGGCGTCGCAGAAGGTCAGATCGGCCTCCAGGAACACCTGACTGCCGGTGTTGGCCCGCAGGATGTCGGCGTCCTTCATCTCGGACGTGTCGGTGCCCTGGGCTTCCAGCCAGCTCCGCTGTCCGGACAGGGACACGGCGCAGCGGTTGCCGGCGGTTTTGTCCAGCACGTCGCCCTCCAGGCCCTTCAGATAGGCGTTGATGGCGGTGACCAGCAGCAGCTTGTTGTCGTAGTCGTTGAGGACCTTGCCCACGTAGCCGGACTCGAAGGCCTGGGCGATGTCGGTGCGGATCAGGTCGATGCCCTCGATGATCTTGATTTTCTGGAAGGGCGCGGCCTTGTCCACGGTCAGGGTGGTCAGGGAGTTGACGGCCCGGCCCAGGCGGTAGCCGTCCCGGCCGGAGACGATGATCAGCTTGCCGTCGTCCACGTCCTTGTCCGGATCGGCGCTGGCGGCGCAGCCGGCCACCTCGGCAAGCTCCGCGTAGGTGGCGGAGCGGCTCAGAGGCATAGCCGCCAGCAGTCCCGCCACCCGGACGGTATAGCTTCTGGCGTCGATAGCGCCGTCGTCCAGCACCAGGCCGGACGCGCACAGGTTCACGATGCCCTCGCAGTCCGGCCCGGCGGCGTTGGCAACGACCGCCTTGACGCCCCGGCCTGCGCTGCGCTGGCTTTTAATAAAGGAGATGACCTCCGTGTCCGCCAGGCCGGGCGCGGCCAGCCAGTCGAAGGGCAGGCGCTCCAGGGCGGCGTAGGCGGCGCTGTCGTCGTCGCCCACCCGCAGGACATAGACCTTGCTGGGCGCGGCCAGGAAGGCCAGCTTCAGCAGGCGGTAGCTTTCGGCGGAGAACTGCTCCTCGGGCACCTCCGCCAAACTCTTGTACACGGCCTCGTCCGCGCCGCCCTCGGTGGCGTCCGTCAGCGCCACCGCCAGCGCGCCCCGGGCGGACCGGGTGATGGCGGACACAGCCGCCGTCTGGAAGTTGATAAAAATTTCAGGTAGACCCATACATACCTCCAAAATGATAAATTTTCAGGCTCAAACGCTGAAATTCAGCGTTTTCATGGTCTCAGCCGCCGCCTCGCCGGAACTCTCGTCAGGCGGCACCGGCACGCACAATTCCAAAGAAAAGGTCAGCTCCCCGCCCTCGGTTTTCACGTCCAGCGGATGCAGCGTGCGGCTCCCGCCTGCCGTCTCCATGGGCACCCCCCGCAGCAGGCAGGGCGCCAGGGACGAAAGCAAAGCGGTGTTCCCGTCCCGGTTTCTGTCGGAACAGGCGGTCACTGTCACCCGGTAGGTGTGCTCCGCCTGCCGGCCCCCGTCCACCAGCACGGTGCCGTCCTCCCGGACGGCCACCGCCAGCAGCGGATAGACGCCCGCCGCCCGGGTCCGGTCGGCCACGGCCCGCACGCCCGTGGCCCTTTCCAGATACAACCTCACGGCGTCCTGAATGGCTTTCATACGCTCCCCTCCCCCGCTGTATCTTCCGTCTCACGTGAGACTTGTCCGTCGTCGGAGCATCGTCGATACAAGCTCCATATCCCTCGCTTTTCGGCAGCAGCCGAAAGCTCGCTCATTTCGCTGTATCTCCTCTCCCCACGCGAACCGCTCCGCTGGGTTCGCGCGGGGGCCCCACTAATCATCATATCCCTCGCTTCCGGCTGCCGCCGAAAGCTCGCTCATTTCGCTGTATCTCCTCTCCCCACGCGAACCGCTCCGCTGGGTTCGCGCGGGGGCCCCACTAATCATCATATCCCTCGCTTCCGGCTGCCGCCGAAAGCTCGCTCACTTCGCTGCTCCTCCTCTCCCCAGCGGAACCGCTTTGCTGGGTTCCGCCGGGGGCCCCAACCTCCCGCACCTCCACCACCGTCACGCAGTGACTGGGATAGCGAAAGCTGTCGGAGGCCCGGCCGTGGAACACCCGCCCGCTGCCGTCGGCGATCTCCACCCGGTCCCCCAGGCGGAAGGCCAGCTCCGGCCTGGTGTACAGGGAGAGCCTGTACGCCGCCTCCGGCAGCACGCAGGCGCTGTCGGGGGGCGTGGGAGCGCTGGTGTGGGCGGAGCGGCTGAGGGCGCAGGGCGCGGCCTGACAGACGGGTTCCTCGCCCCCGTCCGGCAGGGTCCGGAAGGCGGTGACGGCGTGGTAGTAGGTTCGGGCCAGAATGGCCGCCATGGCGCTGTCGGTCATGGGTCATCCCTCCCAAGCCGCCCCAGCCGTCTCCAGGGAGCCAGCCCCGCCAGGGCGGGGGAGCCGCTGTCCCCCACGGCGTAGGTGACGGAGGTGTCGCCCCGGGTGACGCTCTGGACGGCGCCGCCCTCGCCGCCCTCCATGGCCAGGGCCAACGCCGCCACGGCCTGCTCCATGTCCTCGGGGATGTCCTCCCGGCGGCACCAGGCGCAGGCCCGCTGGGCCGCCATCTCCGTCAGGGCGTTCCCATTGTCCCCCAGGGAGCGCCCCGCAAGGGCTTCCGCCTTCGCCCGGATGGCGAAAACCTTGTCAGCGCCGATCATCAGGCGGCCACCACGGCGCCGATGGAGGCCAGACGCTTGCTGGGCACGAACAGGTCGTACAGGTAGCGGGCCTGGATGGCGGTGCCGTCGAAGAGCTGGTTCTCCTGGGGGCCGAACTGCTTGATGGCGTCCAGCTTGCTGACCGCCAGGGGGGTCTCGCAGTGGGTAATCAGGCAGGAGATGTCCTGGGCGCTCTCGCCCGCCACGATGCCGCC